GCTTGAACCCTGGCAGCAGGCGGTTTTGTGGGTGCTGTTTGGGTGGTATCGGGCGGACGGGACGCGGCGGTTTCGCACGAGCTATTGGGAGATTGCTCGCAAGAACGGCAAGAGCACGATTGCGGCGGGCATTGGGCTGTATCTGATGGTGGGCGATGGGGAGGCAGGCGCCGAGGTGTATAGTGCAGCCACCAAGCGTGACCAGGCGCGCATTACGCACCAGGAGGCGACCCGGATGGTGAAAGCGTCGCCCAGTTTGCGCAAACGGGTGACGTGCTTTCGGGATAACTTGCATGTCAAGGATACGGCGACCAAGTTTGAGCCGCTGGGCCGGGATTCCGATAGCATGGACGGGCTGAACGTGCACGGGGCCATCGTTGACGAGCTGCACGCCCACCGCAGTGACGAGGTTTGGGGTGTTTTGGAGACTGGGACGGGTTCACGACGGCAACCGCTGATGTTCGCCATCACCACCGCGGGGTTTAACCAGAGTTCCTTCTGCTTTCAGTTGCGAGATTATTGCATCAAAGTGCTAGAAGGAATTGTGCAGGATGACAGTTTCTTTGGCGCCATCTTCACGCTGGATGAAGGTGACGAGTGGACGGATGAAGCCAACTGGGTCAAGGCTAATCCTAACCTGGGGATTAGTGTCAAATGGGATGATCTGCGGGACAAGGCCAAGAAGGCGCGGGAAATTGGCAGCGCGCTCACGCACTTTAAGACCAAGCACTTAAATCTCTGGACAAATGCCGCGGAACTGTGGATTTCCCCAGACAAATGGAAGGCGTGCGGCGGATCGGTCGATTTGGCGAGCCTGGCGGGCCGGACGTGCTACGGTGGGTTGGATTTGTCCAACACCCTGGACATCACAGCGTGGATTTTGGTCTTTCCGCCCTACGGTGACGACGAAAAGTACACGGTTTTATGCCGGTTTTGGGCGCCGGAAGAGCGCATTCGGGAGCGGGCGAGGCATGATCGGGTGCCCTATGACGCCTGGGAAAGGGCTGGTCTGATCGAGGCAACACCGGGTGAGGTCATTGATTACGAGTTTATTTACGCCCAAATTGACCGTGACGCGCAGGAATTTGACATCAAAGCGGTTGGATTTGACCGCTGGGGAGCCGCTGAAGTGTACCTGCGGGCCGAAAAAGCGGGGCTGGCGATGGTGCAGGTGGGCCAGGGCTTTGCCGGGATGTCGCCACCGATGAAAAAGTTGGAGGAACTGATCGTCGGTGGCCACCTAGCACACGGTGATAATCCGACGCTGACCTGGATGGCGCACAACCTTGTGGCCGTGAAGGATCCCGCCGGCAACATCAAGCCGGACAAGCGCAGGAGCCGGGAAAAGATTGACGGGATGGTGGCGCTAATCATGGCGCTTGACCGGGCGACCAGGCATGACCCGGAGGCGGGCAGAAGTGTGTACGAAGAACAGGAGATTAGGGGAGTATGACCGAGCAAAAGAAAAATGGCGGCGACGCGGTCCCTCTTGACTACGCGGCTGCCAATATCCTCGTCCATCATCTAAGCCGGGTTGAGTTGAACCCTGGCGATGTTATTGTGGTTAGATGCAATAATCATCTAAGCGATGCTGGTTACAGGCGGCTTAGGGCGACGGTAAACGTCGTGTTTCCAAACAACAGAACGATAATTCTAGAAGATGGACTCGAGCTCGGCGTGATTGGAGCAAACCATGAAGCTGGACAAGAATGACGCTTTGCTGCTGTTCGGCCTAGTCCTGCTGGGTTTTTCATCCGTCTGGCTGTTTGGCTGGCCGGGGTTGGTTTGTCTTGTGGGCGTTGTCTGCGTGGCGGCGGCGATTGGGCTGGAGTTGTAGATGCAGCAGCCAGGCTGGATTGAGCTACGGGCGCAGGGCAAGATGTTTGGGCGGTTGTCTAGTGATGGGCGCCTACTCGAAGTTAAGGAGCGCGGCTTGCTGCTCGTGTTTGATTTGGCCAGCACGTTGGCCGCCCGGCGGGCGATCAGTTGCGATCTGACGCGGCTGTTGGTGGACGAAAATGAACGTTGTGCGCAAGAAGGCGCTTGAATAATGCGCACAGATGTGCTATAGTGGAAGCAACCCGGCTCGATAGTGTGGTTGCTGCCTGGCGCCACTATCGGGGGAACTATCGAGCCGGCACTTCGGGATAGAGCAGCGGTAGCTCGGCGGGCCCATAACCCGCAGGTCATCGGTTCAAATCCGATTCCCGAGACACGACAATTTAGTAGTGACCTGCCTTCCGCCTGATCATCGGAAGGCAGGTCCAAGGCAAAGTTACAACTAGAGCGCATGACGCCAGATAGTCTTTCGAGACTGTCTGGCGTCTTTTTTTTACCGTGATTTTTGGATTCGCTTGATTGCCATGATTGATTGGGGATTATGGGGATTCTGAGCCGATGGCGGCGCGATAACAGCAAGGGCGAACGGCGCGGGGTGCAATTCTCGGACGGCTTACTGGCGTCGCTGCGGGATTCCTTCAGCGGTTCGGCGCCGGTGACGCCCCAGAATTCGATGCAGATTTCTTCGGTGTTCGCCTGCGTGCGCGTGCTGAGTGAGTCACTGGCGAGTCTGCCGCTGATCCTCTATGCCCGGCAAGCGCGGGGCAAGCGCCAGGCAACCGAGCATCCGCTCTTCTTGCTGCTGCGCGACCTGCCTAATCCTGAAGTGACCTCGGTCGAAATGCGCATGTGGCTCCAGGGCCACTTGTCGGCATGGGGCAATGCGTACGCCCAGATTGTAAAGGCGCGCAATGGCCAAATTTTGGAACTGTGGCCGATGCGGCCGGACCGGATGCGGGTCTATCGGCAGGCGGACGGCTGGCTCTGGTACTACTACGCGCCGGACCCGCTGTCTGAGCCGGACGTGCGCAACATTAGCAATTGGTATCGCTTTGATGAGATGCTGCATTTGCGGGGCTTAGGCTTCGATGGCGTGATGGGCTACAACCCCATCCGCTTGATGGCGAATTCCCTTGAGCTAGCAAAGGCGCCGGAAACATTTGGCACAAAATTCTACGCCAACGGCGCCAGGCCAGGCGTCGTGCTCAAGCATCCGGGCAAGCTGAGCGACGCGGCCTACGCACGCCTGCGCAACTCATGGGAGGCGCGGCATCAGGGCGTTGATAATGCCCATCGCGTAGCCATCCTAGAGGAGGGGATGGGGGTCGAAGAGATCGGGATTCCACCCCAGGACGCACAATTCCTTGAGACTAGGAAGTTTCAGCGCGGCGAGATCGCGGCGATCTTCCGCGTCCCTCCGCACATGATCGGCGACCTAGAACGGGCATCCTTCTCCAACATTGAACAGCAGGGCATGGAGTTCATCCAATATACCCTTGGCTCGTGGCTCCGCATCTGGGAGCAAGGCATTGCGCGTGACCTGCTCACGGCCAAGGAACGCACGACCCTTTTCGCTGAGCATTCACTAGATTGGCTGATGCGCGGCGATACATTGGCGCGTTACCAGGCGTACCAGTCAGCGATCAACGCCGGCTGGATAACGCCCAACGAGGCCAGGGAGCGGGAGAACATGAACCCACTGCCGGGCGGCGATAATTTGCTCCAGCCACTGAACATGACGCCGGCGGGCAACTCAACGGGCCAAGCGTCGGCGCGGGCGCTAGAAGTCGCCCAGGGCGCCAGGATCGAAGACTGGCTCGATCACACCGGTCTGCCTGGCTGCACTTGTTTGGCATGCAATCCGGTTCGCCTGGCAACGAACACGGCGGCTGAGACTCGTGACGCGGTCGAAGAGCAGGCGCAGACGGTGCGCGAGCGCAAGGTGAAGCTGATGCGCAGCCAGATGCCGCTGTTCGAGGATTGCGCCAAGCGGGCGGTCAAGCGTGAGGTGCAGGACGTGCGCCGGGCATGCACCAAATTGCTGGGTAAGCGGTCTGCGGCTGACTTCACGGCTTGGCTGACTGAGTTCTACAAGGAATTCCCCAGCGTGGTGCGCGCCAACTTTGACGCCTTGCTCACCAGCTACGGCGAGCAGATGACGACGCTGAGCGCGGACGAGCTGGGCAAGGCCGATCCGGGCTTGACCGACGCGCTGCGCACTTTTATTGGTGGCTACTTGGATAGCATGGCGAACGCCCACGCGGCGGCCAGTCGTCGGCAGCTTGAAGCGCTTTTGGCCGATGCGCAGATGGACGGCAGCGACCCGGCGCAGGCGATCAATGATCGCCTGGATGGCTGGCAGGACAGCCGACCCGCACAGATGGCGCGCCAGAACTCGATTGAGTTCGGCAATGCGGTGGCGGTGGCGGCCTACGCCAGCCTTGGCGTGCTGTATTTGCGCTGGGCGGCAAGCGGGCAGAGCTGCGCGTTCTGCAGAAGCCTGAATGGCAAGATCGTGGATATCGCGGGCTTCTTTGTGCAGGCGGGGCAGCAGTTGGATGGCGGGGCCGATGGCCAGATGCTGGTAAGGCGCAACACGCGCCACGGGCCGATCCATGATGGATGCGATTGTGTGACGGTGGCGGCCTGATGAGTGATGAGTGATGAGTGATGAGTGACGAGTGAGGCGATATGGCAAAAGTGTTGGCGGACATCGAACTGGAGGACGGCGGCAAAGGGGTAGTTTTTTTCTGCCCTGGCTGCGGCTATTATCATCATTTTATTGTGGCGCATGGCACTGACACAACTAAGCCGCTCTGGACATGGAATGAGAGTTACGAAAAGCCCACATTCTCGCCATCGATAGCCGTCAATATGAGCACGGAACGGCCATGCCATTCCTTTGTACGTGACGGGAAAATTCAATATCTGGGCGATTGTGCTCACGATCTGCGCGGCCAAACCGTAGATATGAAAGCGATAGAGTGGTGATATGGAGCGTAGCGTTTTTCAGGCGGAACTAAGAGCAATGAGCGAGGGGAAACCGCTGATCGAGGGGTATGCGGCGGTGTTTAACCAGTTGTCGCTGGTGCTCTGCGACGCGTTCGTGGAGCGCATTATGCCGGGCGCATTTGCGGAGTCGCTGATGCAGGATGACATTCGCTCGCTGTGGAATCACAACCCGGATTTTGTGTTGGGCCGCAAGCAATCGGGGACGCTTCGGCTTCAGGAAGACGCGTACGGGCTGCACATTGAAAATGACCCACCGGACACCCAGGTCGGGCGCGATGCCGTGGTGAGTATTGGGCGCGGGGATGTCAACCAGATGAGCTTTATGTTCGACGCGCTCGAAGTGGCTTGGAGCGAAGACCCAGACACCGAGCAGATCATCCGCTCATTATATAAGGTGAAGCTCTACGAGGTTTCGCCGGTCACCTTTCCCGCGTATCCGCAGACTATTGTGGGTGTGCGCGGTGAGGACAAACTAAAAAGTGTTTTACCGGACGTGCCGGATTGGGTGCAGGCGCGCCTAGCTGGCCACGATGCTAAGCCGGCGCAGGTGCGCTTGGCGTTGCGGCGTCGCCGGTTCGATTTATTGAATTTAGGATTTTAGATTTTGGATTT